GTTTTCGTTTCGTCAAAAAGCATGGAAGCGACCGATGATCGAAAATGTCAAAACAATGATGAAAGAATTCTTACGCAATCAGAAAGATTTAACGATGTTGCATTATGATAAAAATATCGTCGATAAGGACTTTGAATATTTGTACGACAAGTTTTCTTCAAAGTTCAAATGGTTCAACGACATAAATTATTATCGCAAAGTCGCGTTAATTTTAATGGCACAAATCGGATTTAAAAATCTTTTGAAAAATGAAAATTTATTTAGAGCATTTGAAAAAGGTGACAATATTAGTGCCGCCTTAAATATTATTTTAAACTATAAAAAAACATTAGGTGATAAAGCTTGTTTACTTGCAAGAATTGTTGAAATGGGAAATATTTGAAAGTAAAAATTTTGGCTAGCACTAACTACTTTAATTGTTTTATTAAACTACGGTGTTTTTAGATGATGATTAATGCGTTGAAATATCTTTTTCGCCCAATTTAATCGTGACAGTATTATCCTAACGTGCCGTAAAACACTGCCCTTCAGGGCGGTGATATAAGGCACTCAACCGCGTAGCGGTTTCAAAAACAGTTAATACGCTTAAATGTATATATAGCAAATATTAATTTACATTTAATTTAAAATAAGTAATGATTCGTTCTTTAATACGCGCGAGAAAGCTATGCCATTAAAAAAAGGAAAAAGCAAAAAAGTTATTTCAGATAATATTAAAACTGAAATAAAATCTGGACGTCCGCAAAAGCAAGCTATTGCAATCGCGATGAGCAAATCTGGAAAATCAAAAGGAAAGAAATAATGTCAAAAAAAGAAGAGACACACACATCAACCGCAATTCCTAAAGCGCAACGTAACTCAACTAATCCGCTAGCACCAAAAACTTCCGAGCAAGAAGCTGAAATAAAACAAGTACGCTCAGAAATTGTAGCTGCACATAAAAAGACTCAAAATTTTGTAGCGGATAAATTTACTAATGATCCAAAAGCTATTTGGATAGATAAAGGCAATACATAAATAATGCCGAAAGCGTGGACAGCAGAATTAGAAAGAGAAATTTGCGCAAAATTCGCACGATCAAAACTTAGCTTACGAAAACTATGTAAAAAATATGAACACTGGCCCGGTGAGGGAAGCATTTATTATCGCGCCATAAATAATCAAAATTTTTTTGAGCAATTCACGCGCGCAAGAATTGTAAAAACAACTAGTTTTGTAGATGAAATAATTGAAATTGCAGATAATAGTTCACGCGATACAATCATCAATGAAAATGGCACAGAAGTTTGTAATCACGAATGGATAAATCGAACGCGTTTGAGGATTGAAACAAGACGCTGGCAATTGTCGAAGTTATTGAAAACATATGGCGATTACACGCCAAAGACTTTACCATATTCTATAGATTTTTCACAAAATTTAGATTATCTATCTCAAGAAATAGCTGACAAGTTAGCGCAAAACGTCATATCACTTGATGAAGCGCAAGGCGCATTTGATATGTTGAAAAAATATGCAGAGTTAGTTAAAGTCCAACAGTTTGGTGTCAAATTAGATGAAATAGGCGCGACCCTTGCGCAAAAGAGGACGTTAAATTCAATTGGAGTAATAGAGCATGGTAGCGAAGAAACGAAAAGTCTCGTTCAGCAAGGCGATGAAGAAAGCCCACTTAAAAAAAGGCGCATTAAGAAAAACGCTCGGCGTAAAAAAGGGAAAAAAGATACCCGCAGCAAAGCTACTAAAAGCAACAAAGAGCAAAAACCCACTCACAGCAAAGCGAGCGAAACTGGCCGAAACATTCAAAAAGATGAAGCGCCATCGAAAGAGTAGAGGTTAATGGAAATAATCACTAATTAGCCTCAAGCTGTTGTTATCATAGGATTATGTATATGCATGACTGTATGCATGGTTACGGTTTTAATTGCTTAGAAAATCCATTGCCGACACCAAAAGTAACTCCTGGGGTTGTAAACTTAAATTAACTCAACTAAAAATGGGTGGATTCTATCAATCTATCCGCGATATTTTAGATATATTCAAGACTGCAAAGCGAAAGAAAAAGTTTAAGAAGAAATCAATCGGTAAAAAAGGTAAAGGATTACCTAATGCCAAGCGCAAACGTAAGGGACGATCAAGAAGTACAGACCCGATGTGGTAATAAACTTGAACACCATGCAATATTTTTATTCTATAATGCAGCCAGTGGCGTCCAATCACACCTAGCATTCTCGCGCGATAAAGTCCATTGTGATGTTATGCTAAGCGATGGACGCGGTTGGGTAGCATTTCAGTTTACTTCTCGTGGTATTGCTCACCGTATTATGCGTACCAAAAATGCAGCTAGGCTATTGCATGCGGTTAAATCCATTCCAGAGCTAACTCACTATGTGACATTAGGTGTTTACGACCCCCCTAAACACCTATGGCTACCCTGGATAGCTAATAGCTGTAACGAGATATGTCGCAAGCTCGCAATGATCGATTGTAATTGGACTTTTAACCCTGCACACCTTTATAGTAAACTTATTGCGCTAGACGGAAAACGGAATTTCCAGATCATCAGTAAATGGAGTCGGGAGTAAATATTATATGGGGTTCTTTGACAATAGCGATAATAATGATAACTCAGATAGCGACCAAGCTAATGCTTTAATTCAGCAACAAATTAATCAATCTCAATTAGAGTTACAGCAAAAACGTGATGCGCTTTATAAGACACAAATAGGAATTGTTAAATCTAATGCTGGTGAGGACTATCAAGGTAGTGGAGCTAACGCTCCTGTCGTAGGTAAGACCTAATGAGTCAATCTTTAGACCTGAAAGATTTATATGAGCGGTATTTATTTACTAAGAATTTCAAATACCGCTGGTTAGCGTTATATAAAGACCTTTATTATTATGTAATTCCAGACCGTGACGCATTTAACGTTTTGTTTAACTACGTTGACGATGGTAAGCCGACAACATTATCGTTATGGGATAGTACGCCGGTAATTGCTGCTTATCAGAGAGCGAATGATTTACATGGATTACTATTACCTAAAGATCGCGTTTGGGGTCAAATGACGATGAACCCGCATCGTTTTGAAGAAGCTCAAATTCAGGCATTTAAGCCCAAACTAGATGAAGTAAACTCACATATAATGTATTACTTGAACCGATCTAATTTGTCGAGGGTAGTATCGGATAGTAACTTAGATTTGTGTGGAGGAACTGCCGGACTATGGGTTGAGTCTCATTCAGATGACCAACCAATATATTTTAGATCAATACCTGCTGTATGTCTATTTGCAGAATATTCAACAGATGATATGCAATCAACTGGTTGGTATCAGACTAAGTTATCAGGCCGGTATATATCCGAAAATTGGCCAAAATATAAAGGTTCAAAGATTTCAGCATTACATGAATTACCAGATGAATTATATCCCGTAGTTTATGGCCAGATAGCATTATCGCCTGATAAATATTATATTTATTGTTTCTTGGAAGAAGATTACGAACATCCGCTAATGGAAATAGATCGCGCCTATCCTCAAATAATAATCTATCGCGACCGCGTGCGACCTGGTGAAGCTGAAGGTCGCGGTATTGGCATTGACTTATTACCAACCATTAGGGATTTGAATAGAATTGTTGAATATGACCGAAAATCTATGGCATTTAAAGCATTGCCACCGATGTTCGCTGACTCAAACGCTTTATTTAATCCGCACTCCATCGCTCAATGGGCGGGAGCGATTCTCATGCGTGACGCAAATAAGAAATCATTACCGCTTGTGCCGCTCGAAATGCCTACTATGCCAGAGACGCTTGAACAGATTAAAGACTTGAGAGAGATTATATTAAAATCTTTTCAGGTCGATCCGCTTGGGGAGATTCAACAGCCTGTTAAATCAGCTACAGAAATATCAATTCGAGAAAATAGAGCACAAAGAACAGCATCAACAGATATATCACGATTAATAAACGAATTACCTGCGCAAATATATTCTGTTGCTGCGAAAATTCTAGGACAGAGACGGTTGCTATCACGTGACAGAGGAGTGTCAAAGCTAAATACAAACAAACTAGAATTTGAGTTCCAATCACCATTATATGATCTACAGAAACAAGATGAGTTGACGCATTTTATAACAAACATGCAGATTAAACAGCAGTTCTTTGGACAAGATGCACCGATGGCGACTTGTGACTTAGTAGCTGTGCAGAACTTTTTGACTGATACATTAAACCTTAAAGCTAATCTGTTTAAAGACCAACAACAACTTAAGCAGATTTTTGGTTCTATTGTGAAAGCACAACAAGCGCAAATGCAGCAACAAGCCGCACCGCAACCGACGCCAACAACAGCGGCAATCCCACAAAATGCTCCACAACAACCGCAGGTACAAATTTAATATATGACCACACAAGCATATGACCTATTCCGGGAAAGTAAAATATCATTCGGCCAATACAAAACGTTTCTATTGTTTGAAGAAAATGAAGACGGCTTTGACTGGTTAAAACGCATGTGTGAGTGTATTTATGCTGAGCGTGTACCACCAATTGGCGACCATGCGTATGCCTGGCAAGACGGCAGGATTTCATTACTGCGCGATATTAAGCAAATGATTACTGATGTAAAGGATTTACTATTAGTGCAACAAGAAACGGAGAAAACTAACTGATGAGTACAGATACAGCGACAATGTTGGATGAAAAACCGACGGTGATAGATAAATTGTGGGCTGGTAAATACAAAACAGCCGAAGACATGGAAACAGCATTATTGTCGCAGAACAAAGAAGTCTATAAATTATTAGATGAGAAAAAGTTATTAGCCGCTAAAATCCAAGAAAACCTTGTACCTGAATCGTACAAAGTACCTGATGGTTTAGACCATATAAAAGGTGAGATTGATGACCTAAAAGCAATGGCACGCGCATCAGGATTGACTCAGGATTTATTTGTTAAGATGATTTCAGAGATCAACACCAAGCGAATTGTTGAATATGATAGATTCCTGGAAAGCAAAAAAGCTTTAGGTGAAGCTAATGTTACTGTTTTGGATGACTACGTTAAGAAAAACTATCCTGAATCTTTACATCAAACAATTCTAAATAAACTAATAACTGAACCTGACGCAAGGAAGCAAGCAATGGACGATCGCGACAAGAGATTAAATTCACGCGTAAGCGGTATGGATAGTGGAAATCCTGGTAGTGGTATTACAAAAGATTCTCGTTATGATGGCGAACAAGAATTAGCAAAATTGGCAGAAGAGTACGAACGCAATCCATCAAACACGAAGATCAAAGACAAACTCATTAATCTTGCAACTGAGATCGGCCAAGCTAGACAAGAAAGAAAATAGTGTGTTAGCTTGTATATATTCATGCCAAGCCCGCTTAAAGAACGGTAACCTTGACAAGAATAAATAAGCCCAATGGTATTATTGGTAACCTGACACCAAGCTAACGAAAACTCATAGGCAACCTGGACTTAGTCAATTAATCATTGATGAAATCGAGGTGGCCTATGACAGCCCAAATTAACTTAGCAGCAGCTATGCAGTTATTTGATACTTTTGTAACGATCAAGTATCAAAATAACAAAAAACTAGATGGAACTATTGAAGAACGTCACGGCACAAGCGGCACGACTTTAAACGTTCCAGTGTCGGACTTAATTGAAATGTCCCAAGGGAATTTTGCACCAACTGACATTGCACCGACTCAAGTAAATGAAACAAACGTACAAGTCGTTACCCAAGATTACCGCGTTAAAACAGTTATTGGTGGTGGTGAAAAGACCTTGTTTAATTTCGATAAAATCGTGGATCATTCTAAATTACATGCGCTTGCAGGTGCACGTATGTGTGATTTTGTAAAAGTGAATGCAATCTTTGGTGATGCGAATCTAAGTTCGATTGTTGTTATTCCTTCAACAGTTGGTGTTAATACAGGGATAAACGAAGGCAAAATGGCAGCAGGAATATCCTATCTTGAAGCGCAAGGTATGGATGTTATGAATTATTCTGTCTCAATGTGGGCTTCTGCATTACTAAAACCTGGTATGTATGCTGATGACCGGATTGTTAACTTTTTCTACAATGACGTTAAGCCTTTAACTAATAATCGTATTCAAACCTACTTAGATGTTGACTGTCGGTTCTTGGGTGAAAACGGTATTAACAAAATTCCTTCTACTGGTTCTCCAACTGCAACCTACCTTGTGCCCATGATCCATAAAGATGCGATCGTTCAGACGTTTAACCGCGACTTATCTTTTTCAGTAACCTGGTTACCACATCAAGATCGTTGGGAATTGCTAAGCACTATGACAACCGGCGCCAAAATCATTCAGTACAATGGTTTGGTTTTATTACAAGCTTTAAACCCTTACGTAGCTAATTAATCCAGCATAGGAGATTAAATTATGAGTAACTTTTCAACTTTTTCGCCTTTAGCTGGTGGAACGCCAGGCACTGCGCCAGATGTATTT